TTAGCCATAGACCATTCTACTATAATAGTCTTGCATAACTGATTTGTCTATGACATTGTCGCAATAATCCAAATCGCTGCAGTTACCTCTTGAAAATTTCCAAGGATCTTCTTTATGTGTTAGTTCACTTAGCCAATGAGGATCTTTATCGCCATAAAAATCAATTACTGCATCAATTGTTTCAATTTCAGTTTCGGTGAACTCCTCTTTACTTGCAAAACCTTCAAAACGTCCTTTTTCAATAACAAATAAGCCTCTATGTGCATTGAATAGTTCTCTACATACAGGTCCATTTGCCCATGCTTCAAAATCATTTTCAAATAGTGGCTTATCATCCCAAGCAAGAGACCATGCTTGACAATAATAGACAAGTTTTTGTAATTTCATAGTAGTGATAGATGTTCCTAAACTACCTAGAATATATTCTGCAACATCAAAAACATTAGCCATCTTACTCCCTCCTTAAAGCAAAATGAAATCCTTCCTGTTTAGAATATACCCTATAATGTTGTTCAAACGCAATAGAAAATTCAAATACTTCCTCAAAAAGTTAAAAAAGCCCCGGATTATTCCAGGGCTGCTTGTTTTGCCATATTCAATTCGAGTACTGCTGCTTCTATCATCATATTAAGGTCGTCTTCTGTCAGCTTGAATCCTTTCTCGTTGAGATGCCTTAACACAAATTCTTTTCTGAGGGTTCCGTTTGGGTCGTGCTTCTTAAGAATCTGCTCAGCTGTCTTAACTGCAATGTCAACGTATTCATATATCTCTTGTCGCTTCTCTTTCGAGTACTTCGTCCTTATATATGGTGCCACCATAGCAGTTATGATTGTTCCAAGCAATGCTATTACTGCTAATATGATTTGTACCAGTCCATTATCCATTATTACCCTCCTTCTTCTTCTTTATCCCAGCAAGACTCCACAACTCAACTCCAGTAAACCCAAACCATGCAACCACCAAAGATGATGGCTCATTACCTGTCTGCCAAAATAGGTACATAATAGCAGTAGTGAAAATGATGTTGAGGAAAATGACAGTTATAACTACCTTTTTAGAGAAGTTAGTTTTCTTTTCTTTATTCAATATTTTCATTAATTCTTCCTCTGTCATTTTATCACCACCGTCTGGTTTGACTTGTCCCATGTGACCGAATGCCCTAAAGCCTCCGCCAATTCTCTTACAGATACATAGTTTTTGTTGCTCTGAAATACTCCATCCATGTAATACAACTTACCTTTGACATTGACTTTTATTCCCTCTGGCTCTTTCTGCATATAATCCTCAACCATCTTTAGGAATCTATCCCAACCAAGGTCAAGAGTTCTATGAGGGCAATATTTACCTGAGAAGTCCTGATGCTTTTTAACCTTATCAATTCCCCAACCTTTTTCTATCAATCCTTGTGCAATAAATTCAGCAGCTTTTTTTTCAGCATCGAGAAATCTTGTGCCACCTGACTTGGAATAACAAATCTCAATTCCTATACCTTTTCTATTGCCATCTCCACTGCCTCCGTCACCTGCGTGCCAAGCGTTGCGATTCTCAGGGATAGCTTGTACTATTTCTTTATCATCAACCGCATAATGGTATGATACCTTGTTGTCATTTCTTATCATGTAAGCTATTTCGTTATTCGCTGAGGCATCATTAGCTGTGTTATGCACTACATAAAATCCAGGATTCATTGAGTATGGAGATTTGATTGAATATTTATTTCTTGGAAGTAATATTTTCCGCATCTACAACACCCCATTCTGTACTGCGTAAAAAAAGAAGCCTACAAAAGCTCCTATTAACATCCCCATAAACCACTTGATTGTAATATTTAATGATTCGAGCTTATTTATTAAGTTAGTCAGTCTTTCATCTAGTCGATTATATCCGTTTTCAATTAAATCTAATCTATCCGAATGTTTGTCCATTCTGCGTTCTTGATTTTCAAGTCTATAGTTTATTTTCTCTCTTATTTCCTTGCAAATATTCTCGTCTATCATCAGACACCTCCTGTTACTCGATTAATCCAAGCATTTTAGCTATTGTTTCAAGTAGTTCATCTTTCTCTTTAGTACTTAAATTTTTACATACTTTATACTTCTAAAATTGCACCTATACAATATCCCGCAGTAGAAGATGTAAGAGTCCCACTTGGTATCCCACTCCAAGCCGATATATATGTGACAAATGCAGTCAACAACGGGCTTGTTCCGTAGTATTTTGCAATACTACTAGATGTGCGTTCAATACTTATATAATAATTAGTTAGTGCTGTAAGGTCATATGGAGTGTCAAATAAAATTGATTTTCTTTCTGTTGTGCCATCACCTGTAAATGTTTTTGATGCTAAAACCGTATCTCCCGCACTATTCCATAATTTACAAGTAAAAACTACCCCACTTGACCAAACTGTGTAAAATGTACCCCCCAAGCAAGGCACCCCTGCCATTGCTTTAAATAATACAGTTGTTCCAACTTCTGTTCTCCCTGAAACTGATGTACCATCATCAAACAGAGCATAATAAGTGATTCCACCCCCACCGCTAGGAGCATCAACCCATTGAGTGTTATAATCTGTTGCATCTATCTTGCTTAATATTTGGTCTGCTGTGCCTCCTGTTGGCAATCCATTAGCAGCACTTGGAGCATCGGCCCATTGAACATTATAATCTGTACCATCTACTTTTTCTACAAGTTGCCCTACTGTGCCTCCTACTGGGATTCCATTGGTAGCAGCAGGAGCCGATATAAATTCTATTCCATCTGCTGTTGATTTAACTGCCACTAGCTTTCCACCTTGACTTGTATACACACTTGGTGCATCTGTTAAATCTGTAAATGCTACACTCCCTCCACCATCGCCTAATTCAATTCCATCCTCAGTAGTATTAACCATCAACACTTTCCCTGCATTAGCTGTGTAGGTTATAGATACATCAGTTAAGTCAACTATTTCGTGTGTATGTGTTATGTCTGATTTTAATGCCAACCCTGCTATTACTGATACTTTAGTTGCTAACTTAGAAACATCAATATAACTGTCGGTTGTTCCATCTGATGAAAAATTTGGAGTTGGAGATTGATTTCTAAGCCTTGCCTCCGCATCCCTTTTCTTTTTTAGTGCTTTACTTAGATTCATATTACACCTCCGGTGCTGCGTGATAATAGCAGGTTAGATTCATGGTATACTTCGCACCCTCACCACTTGTTTGAGTTGTACTTATATCTGTGATTCTGTATATCTCTGATATGGTTGTAGATGATTCTGTCACCTGAATGAAATCCCCTATCTGCAAGTGAGGGATTCCGATTGATTCAAATTGCACTTGCCTTGCTCTTGTCTGCATCAAGTAAATAGCCTTGTCTGCGATAATCTCACATTTAGCTTGTGTATCTGCATCAGGAGCATCAATCCTCATGACTTTTCCAGACGGTATGTTCCAGTATACAGCCTGTGGGAATTGTACTGCGTAATAGATTACTGAATCATCAGCAGCCTTACCATATACAGCCACCGCATAGTACAAGTCCTTATCATATATGTCATAGCCTAACGAAATAATATCTACACCCTCAACGAATGAATAAGCTGTGGTTACATCTACTGGTCTGCCATCCCGAACAAAGTTCATATTCCCAAACTCATCACAGTAAGTCTGGAATCCTGCAATCTCATCTAACCAACTAATAGCATCCCCGTATGTTTCCCAGGAGAATTGTTTCTCTGTAATGGTCAATCCTGTCTCTTCGATGGTGTCATAGTCAACCCCTGCAAGTATCATCAGATTCTCCCATATGGTCTCAACTGCCATATTTGTATATGTCAATGTATATAGAAATTCTGCGTTTCTCAGATAATGGTCTAACAAAGGCTTCATGTTATCCCTAGAACTAACAGTTACGCTTGCAACTGAGCCTCTATTCATGGATACATTGTCTATTAAACCTGTGAATGTTGTTAGTAGTTCTGCTCCATAACCTTGCTTGACTACAACCTTTTTATTAGGCCATAGTAACTTAGGGTTGCTTGTCCCATCTGGTGCTAAAATTCCTGCTTTGTTGTCAAATTCTAGTGTCAAACTTCCTGCCATTCCTTTGTTTCGTGAAATATTTATGGATTTGGGTTGAAATTTTAACTCATCAAAATCTACACCTAAAATTCTTGTATAATATATTTCACTCCCTGCAATATTCATTAACGAAATAATCAACTTACCATCAATCTCAATATTTATTGGGTATTCCCCATTTGCAAAAGGTAATTCTTTAATTTCTGTAAAATCACTCCATGATGTAGGCTCTACTGTTGTTCCATATAAATAACTTGGACTATCTGAATTAATAAACCAGTATAACATCTGGTTATCAACTAATAAATTCATAGTTTGCAATGGACTAACTGGCCCTGCTACTGCCCCAATATCCTCAACTATATTCCATGTTTCCCCTAAATCACTTGTATTATATAATATAACATGTCCTGTTAACCCCGCTAAATTCCAACCGCATACCCATATTTTATCTTTCCATTTTACTATATTCCTTCCCCATTCTAACTGATAAGGAGAACTTCCCCCTTGAATGTATTTATTAACCCATGTGATACCATTGTCTATTGATACTTTAATTTTCGAAAACCCTACCATTCCCGAAGTACCATAAACTTCTAAATCAGTTATTGGCAATATCCATCTTTCTCCAATTACATAAGGTTTTGGAAATGAATTATCTCTACCACTTGGATTGACATAACTATTATATGCTGTAATAGATGTGATTGTAGAATATAAACTCCAATCACTTCCATCCCCTAATACAGATTTATAGATAACTTCTTTTCCTGTTACCCCTGTGAGTGGAACTTCTCCAACTGTACTTGTAAATATTAACCCTAAATATAATATTCCATCAACTTTAAAAAGTGTCGCTCTCGGATATAATAGATTAGTAAATATAGCAGTTTCATCTGTTATGGAATCATCCTGCAATAATAAAGTTTCAACATCTACAATATTAGATTGATAAACTATATTTCCTCTTGTGTAAACATATAAAATACTACCATCGCTTGATTTTTCAAAACTTCCATGTAATGAAATTTCTGTTGTTGGATATTTAGTTGTAGTTGCAGTTACCCAATCATAACTACCTGCCCCTTCACCAATTACAACCTCTGCTGTAGGCTTATTATCCCCTATCATAGTCTTACTTTTAAGAAGTGTAGCCATTGCTGTACTCATTGTCTGCATAGCTACACCTCCAATAAGCTGATTGAGTAGTATAATCTGTAAGGATATAAGGATCTTCTTGTAGGGACAAGGCTAGTGATCATCATGTCAGCTACGTAATCATCTTGTCCCTCAAATGATCTTACTTGTCCGTTCCTCTTATCGGTTTCCAGCGCCAGGTAATCATCCCAACTCCGGACAAACCCATCAAAGCTTGCTTGTTCCCTTGACCTGCCTCCTTGTTGGATTATGCTTGCAGGATTAAGATTATCAGGACCAGAAATAACTTGTATTTCATTAATTGCAACCTCCGAATATGGAGGAATGTATGTTTCAGGAAGTACATTTAATTGAGTATTGCCCCATTTCATTTACATCCCCTCCTTATTCGATAGGTATAATCTTTGCCCTGTTTGGGATCCTTCTGTCATCCTGAGATATGTTTCTTGCCATATCTTGATTGATAGCTGCCACCAACTCACCTCTGTTGTTGATTCCTTCGTATCTTATAGTTCCAGAGTGTACTACTTGAGTAACTCCACCGCCGGATTTACCCATTGCCTCAGCTAATATTCCACTCAACTGATTTAGAGGAATAACCGCCTCTCTGCCAGCTTCTCCTACGCCTATAATTGATGGACGGTCAAAGATACCTCCGTCCTTATACCAATCAACCGCCAGTTTAGGCACGCTTGGAGGAGACAAGGAGAATTTGCCGTCAAGCTTGAAATGTGGAAGCTTAATCTTTGGTAGGCTCCACTCAAATTTAAAGAAGCCTTTGATTGCATCAATGGCAGCCTTAACCGCATCCTTTGCAGCATTGATTTTGTCAGAGATTCCGTTTTTAATTTTAGTAAAAGTCTCAGAGATGGATTCTGCAAACTGTGAAGCTTTCTCTTTGACAGTGTCCCAATTCTTATAGAGTGCAACTCCAATGGCAATAATTGCAACAACAGCTGCAATAGCAATTCCAATTGGTCCGGCTAATGCAGCAAAAACCCCACCTAGTGCAGGTAATGCTGATGTTATTACCCCGACGACTGAAATTATTTTCCCGACAATAATCAATAATGGTGCTAAAGCTGCAACTACCACAACTACAACAGCAGCAAATTTCTTCTGTTCATCACTTAATCCGTTAAACCAATCAGCAAGCCCTTTAATCCACTCTGCCAAATCTTGGATTACAGGCGCCAATGCTTCACCAAGTCCTATTGCCACTCCTTCAACTGCTGACTTAAGGCTTCTGAATGATCCTCCTATACCACTCTCCATAGTCTCAGCCATGTCCTGCGCAGCACCTTTAGAGTTTTCAATGTTCCCATTAAGAGTGTCCCATCTTTCGTTGGTAGTACCCATTAATGCATTAACTGATTTTAAATCAACCTTGTTGAATATTTTATTAAGAGCCTCTATTTTTTCTCCCTCAGATAAATCCCCCATCTGGGAATTGAAATCACCCATAATGTCTTGAAGCGGTCGCATGTTACCATCTACATCAAGCACTTCAACCCCTAAATCTTCAATTGCTTTCTTAGCCTTTTCTGTTGGGGCAGTAAGTGACAGGATTACATTTCTCAATGCTGTACCACCATCTGAGCCTTTAACACCGTTGTCCGCAAGCAATCCAAGGGCTGTGTTCATTTCAGTTGTACCACCTGATAAAACTTTCGCAGTACCGCCCACTGTTAAGATTGCCTCACCAAGTTGTGAAACGCTAGTATTTGATTTTTGGCTAGTCTTGGCAAGTTGGTCTATAAATTTATCCATATCAGCAGATTCAAGGCCCAATGCGGAAATACTGTCTGTAACCATGTCCGATGCTGAGGCAAGTTCCATGCCTCCCGCTTGCGCTAGACTAAGCACCTTGGGTAATGCTGCAATGGCCTTGTCTGTGTCATATCCTGCAAGGGCTAGATAATTAAGCGCATCCGCTGATTCAGTGGCGCTATATCTTGTGGTTGCCCCCATATCCTGAGCTGCTTTGGATAGCTTTTCGTAGTCTTTCTCAGTACCGCCCATTGTAGCCTGGACTTGTTTCATCGCATCGTCAAAGTTTGTAAATGTTTTTACCGACCCCGCAGCTACTCCTGCAGCTGCAGCACTCAATGGCGCTAGTTTTTTGCCAACATTTTCAACCTTACCTCCAAAATCCTGCATTTTCTTTCCTGCATCCTCAAGGGATTTTGAAAGGTTTCTGCCCATATCCTTAGCTGTATCATTGAGTTTTTTAAGTTCTCCCTCTGTCTTTATAACTTCTCGTTGCAATGCCCGGTACTGGTCCTCACTGATCTCCCCACGCTTAAACTGATCTTGCGCCTGTTTCTCAGCTGTTTTGAGTTTTTCAAGCTTATCAGAAGTGTTCTCTATGCTCTCAGATAAAATCTTCTGTTTTTGAGCTACCAACTCTGTATTTTTTGGGTCAAGCTTTAACATCCTGTCAACCTGTTTAAGCTCTTTGGACAAGTCCTTTGATTTCTTGTTGACCTCTCCCAATGCCTTGTTAAGCGGTCCGGTATTGCCACCTATCTCAATGGTCAATCCTGCAATTTTATTAGCCATATTCTCACCTCACTTTTAGAAGCTATCAAAATGGGATTGCCCAGCTTCTGTTATAGTTTCAGTTTCATCATCGTTTTCATCGATTTCATTATTGTATTGAGTTATAATGCCGACTATCATTCCATAAGTAAGATGGTCCCAATCCCTCAAAGCAACACCCCTCTCAATGCTTCTAAGGATTAGTTTCTCCGTAGTCAGCTCAAAAGGGGTATCTTCATCAGATTGGGTTTCTACTTTTTTCCTGCAACTGTAGATTTAAAACTTGCGAATAACATCTCCTGTGCCTCTGGGATAATGTGCTCAAGAGGAAATTCTCCAAAGGTATCTAACCACTCTAGAGGAGGTGGAATTGATGGGTCAGCTGTCTTAGCCAGAGTCCAAATCAAGTTATAGAATACTTCCATGTCTAATACATCTATATTTTTAATCTCATCGGTATCCTTGTCTATTGCTCCATCCATTCTGTATATGTCTTTTATTGCATCCCGCCCAAACTGCTGTTTGTACCGGAGCAAAAGTGCCCCGGTAGACTTTAATTTAACATTCCGGCCATCAATGTTTAATATTTTTTCCATCTTATACACCTACCTCAACAAGTACATCGACAGCGTTACCAGAGCTATACTGAATTGTTACTGGGTATATAGCATTAGCAAGACCACCAAGGAATATTTCATCAATAGTCACATCAGTACCAGATACGCTCATGTTTACACTTCCAAGATAAGCCCCGTCAAATAATACGTTTGTAACTGTTGGTGATCCTGTACTTGTAACATCAATTAATACATCAGCAGGAATCCCTTTGCTGAAATCGTAGGATGTCGCATCTGGAGTATTAGTTACTGCATTTTTAAGATATACAGCACTGAAGAATGTGTCATAACCAGTATCCCCTTCTTTAAGTTTTGCTTTAACATTGCTTGTATCAATTGCAGGTTTCACACTCAGGTTCATGCTCTCAGTTTTGATGTCCTTGGTATTCGTCTTGGTAGCACCTTCAAGATTTGGTCTTGATGTAAGGCATGAGTAAAGAACATGTCTCATTTTCTTGGAATCACCACTAAATTCAAACATCAAAGCTACCCTTTTCTGTTTAGCATTGGCATTCTCAATCAAGGCGCCATTGGAGTCGATTTCATCCCCAAATACATCCACTCTGTATGTGTCAGGTATAAGTGCCATCTCAAGGCTTCCCTCATAACCGTTGTTTGTGTCCTCTTCGTAGTAGCCCTCTGTATCATCAGCGCTGAATAAAACCTTTTCTCCTGCTGCATTAAGCACCAGGTTAACCGCACCCGGTACATGATTAGGTGATCCATAGGAGACAACCCCGCCTGATTCTGAAATAACGCTGTAATATACATTTTTCAAACCATATTTAACTTTATTGCTCATTTATTTACACTCCCTTCTTTATCTCATTCATGACTGCTTTTGCCATCTCATCCACGCTATTTGCGTAGGTATTTCTTATAAACGGCTTTCCATGCAGTGTTGAATATTCTAATATATTTGCAAGCGGAATTTCTTTCCCACCGCTTTTTACCATGGTGCTGTTTCCTACATACCTTCTTAATTTGTATTTTTTCCCCTTACCTTTCCACTTCTTGGCAAATTTCCCTATTTTTTTAGGACTGGCAATTTTTAGATTTTTTATCAACACCTTCTCTGCAGCTGTGAGCCCTTCCTCGGTTGCCTGATATATTGCATCTCCATAATCTTCTAAAATATCAGCTATGGCATCATCAAGCATGTCTGGTGTAATTTCCAATGATGTAAAATCACTTGACATCTAAATCACCCGCCAATACTCAAAATCAAAGATAGTGACAAGATAGCCAATATCATCAACATCTCCGCCGTCAAAATGACCGAATGGCAATGAGAATCCAACTGTATTCATTGAGTTTTCAACAACCCCCTCAATCTGTCTTACTCTAGCCCTACCTACTGATGTCTCTATCATGTCCGCCCTGTAGTAGTACCTAACGGCAATGTCACCAACCTTAACAAGTACATTATCATCCGCATGATCTTCTTCACTGTCTCCAGATAGGCTATATACAATATACTCATCCGCATCAGGACCTGTCTTTCTCTGTTCGTGGGAGTATACTCCTAGAGGATAGAGAGAGGTATCAAGGGTAGTCTGTGTTAGTGCTTTTATCATAGTCCCTCATACCTCCTCACTCTAAATTCCATATACAAGTTTCCTTCTTTTACATTGTCAACCCCACCCCAAAGCTCGTAAACATTAGGGTTGTTTTTGTCTGGTTTATCTTCAACAATTCCTGTTGTATCTGCATTTTTTAATATAACCACTTTAACAGTCCTTAACTTCTCGTATATATAAGGATTGTATGACATTCTGATTGTTGCTGAATCCTTAACACCCAATGCCTCAGCTGACATTGCTCTGTCTCCAAAGGAGCCTGTCCACTCACAATAGTAAGTCTCGAAAGAGTCACTTATAATCTGTGTCCATTGTGTAGTGTTACCTTCCCCCGGTACATAAGTTGTATCTCCTGCATATAGTTTGATGGGAGTGTTTGGATTAAATCTCAGAGGATTTGCATAAATGTACCTTTGCTTAATTTTACTCACCAACAACCACCACCCTACCCTGAGCGACAAAAGACAACAATACCGGATGGTTAATAAGCATTGCTGGGTCAGTTGATTGAGCCATCTTGCAATATAATACTATTGCTTCATTGGCCAGTGGAGTAGAGCTTGTATCAACAATATCCCATCCTGCCCCCTTGAAATAATCTATGGCGCCATCAATCATTCCCTGGATTTCTAAATCCTTATTGGCATCTGAATAGTAGATGCCTAGTCTTAATTTGACATCATCAATTAATGCCATCTAATCACCTCAATTTTTTAAAAAGAGCGGGGTTTCCCCCGCACTTTATGATTTAGTTACTGTCACTGTATATTCAGTTTCAGACGCTCCATCAGTTACAGTAATTACTACAGTATTCTCCCCTTCTTCCCATGTTGCAGCTGTTTCGTTCTCATGCGCTACACTATTAACCTCTATCGCAATAACCGCTGATGGGTCATCTGTAGTAGCTGTTATAAGATTAGTAGCATTGGTTGTCGCAGCCGTGTAGGTCAATACCTCGGGGTCAAATTCCGGCACAAGTGTCAATGCGCCGATAGTCAATCCGGACAATGAGCTATCGACTACGCTTTTTTTGTTATTGTAACTAGTGAGTTCTTATCTACTACCTTACCGTCAAGGATCATAACTGCTTTGGCAAGCATGTCATCAGTCTCCCAGTCTTGCTTTCTTTGGACTCCCATGTCATAGTTTGTGTTCAATACATAGTCTGCTAGGTTGAAAATGAATGCTACTACTGTGTCAGAAGCAACCGTTGCTGCGTAGCTATCCATATAATCATTCAAAATTACTTTTCTACCAAGCAATGTTCTTTCAGGCACTCCTGCAAGCCCGTAGTTAACTCTTGCAATAGGTTGTTTTTGATCATCAACCATGCCGATAAAGCCCATGAAAGTTTTCTTAGTCATACAATAAACTGCAGCGCTTTCATAAGCTAATGGTAGGGCTGCTTCTGCACTTACTAATGTGCCATATGCCAATGAACCAGAAGCTGCAACATCAATATTTTGACCTGATACTACAGTTTCAGCCAAAATACCTTTTGGAGATGTAGTTCCATCTGCAGTTGATAAAATAGTAGCTTCAATTTTCTTAACCATAGCATCAACTACATTCTTAACGAATGCTCTTTCAAATGCTGCTAGAGCCATAACAGAAGTTGCAAGGCTCATTGAAATTTCGCATCTTAGCTTAAAGCTGCCAAATGATATATTGACAGTGGTTTTCTTTTGTCTGTCTGATCCAGCACCTTCAAGTACCCAAGTAGCAACTGGCTTAACTGAAGATTTTGGTATAGCAACTCCACTTGCAAAGTTAGTCTTAGTTATCAATGGAAGGATGTTTCCAATGGATTCCATCTTCTCAATGATCTGATCCATCAATACTGTTGGAATAGCTCCTGGGATGTCAGATAAAAGAGTACTTGCATCTGACCTTACTTCTTTTGGAATCTCGACACCTTTGGTAACATACTCTTGGAACGCTCTCCTATACTCCATGTCTGCCTTATCTGCAGACTTTCTGATCTCCTCAGATTCTGTGTTTGCCTTAACTACTCCTGGAAGTTTGTTTACTGCTGCAGTTCTTTCATCAGCAGGATCAGTTTCATCTTCCATTTCGTTGATCATGTCCTCAAGTGCTCTTATTTCTTTGTTTAGCCCTTCAACTTCTGCCATAATGCCTCTTAACTCTTCAACACTTTCAATCTTCTCAGACTTATTTACTTTTGCATCTCTTGCTTCCTTTTTAGCTTTAAGTAACGCTAGTAATTTTTCTTTCATAATCAAATCTCTCCTTTAATTTTTATTTTTAGTTTTAATGCCTCTATTTCGCTTAAGCTATCCAGCCGCCTTTTCTCACTCTCCAGCAATTCAAGACTACGCGAATACACAGAGGTCCCATCGTAGAACGGAGTATCCACCACGCTCACATCGTATAGGCGCTCTATGTTGTTAACATCTCTCATTGTTTCATCATCCTTGAATGTCCATGTGTCACCACCCTCGGACACTGTGAATGCAAAACTCATTTTGTCTATCAGTCCTTCCTGGACTCCTCTATATAAATCTCTATTGGATTGTGTATCCAGTAGGTCAGCTTCAATCTTTAACCCCTTGTCATCCTTGATAAGTCTCAAGGATTTATTTCTTGTCCTTGCCATGATCATTACATTGTCATTGTGGTTATATCTAAGTGGGACATCCTTCATGTCGGTTTTATCCAAAGCCCCTCTTTTAATAGTCTCCGTAAACTTACTAGACCTGTATGAATGTGTTGCTGGCTCATCGTATACAATTGCATAACCCTCAACAGTCATTTTGTTTTCTTCACTGGAATCAACTGCTCTTACTTCAATTAATCGTCTTTCAAATATAGGTTTTTCTACTTTATTCTTGGTTGTCATCTTCACCCTCCTTTACTCTTGCCTTGGCTTTCTGGTATTCATCAACATCATTCAAGTTAACATAATTAAGAGACTGTAATCTTCTGTTACCATCCTCAAATGGTTCCATGCCAAACATTTCACCAATCTGATTAAGTGTCATGATACCTGTCTCTTTTGCCAAGTTTGCAAGATCTAGCTTATTCTTTGCATCCATGTATCTAACTTTGGCATAATATGCTTTCACTCTGTGTCCAATATCCTGTTCTCGGGCACTAAAAAGGCAAGCCGTGAAAGCTTGCTCAAATTGGTTTATAAAATCTTCAATTGCCGTCTGGTAAAAAGCTGAATGCTGCTCTCCAGAATAATCCCCGGATAGAATTGCAGCGCTTACTCCATATCTCTCCTGGATTACTGCTTTTAAGAATTTCATTGTACTTTCTGGAATTTCAGCTGCTTTTATATTAACTGGTGTAAAGTCTCCCCCAAGGTCAGTAGCAACCATCCCGGATTTACTTGTTGTTATGTGATTTTCAAATTCCTCTCTGATATTATTCAGCTTAAGCTGATCTGCCATAGTCTTTGCAGCAAACACCCCTTTAATCTGCAGGCTTGCTTCAATGCTTTTAGGTAGTCCCTGGATTGTTTTGTCGAGAGCATCAAGTGTTCTTATGATTTCATAATTGTTTAGTATTCCGTTATCATCTCCGCCCCCAACTACAGTGTTTGCTCCACGCCTCCATTTAAGATGTATCAGGTCTGCATAAGGCAAGGTATAGGAGCTTCCATCCTGAAAATCAAATTGTACCTGCCACACGTCCCCGTCCTTAACTCCAATATAGATATGTTGAGGATTCAATGGATATAATGCAATGTACCTCTTAAATTCCCTTCCTGTGTTTGTCCTTACAATCTCATATTGTGGATAAATGAAAACATTCCCAACTTTTCGCCTTAACCACTCCACGTTTGCCAGGAAATCACTTGTGGTCTGTAAGGGATTGGGCTTGAATCGAAAAAGTCTTGTAATGTCATCGTTCTGGATCCTCAAATTGTCCCCTAATTGTGTTACGCTTTTAATATCAATCTTACTGATTTCCATTGCCACACGCTCAATGGCATTGTTAACAAAGTCCGACAAATAAATATCCTGTCCAAAGTTTGTGAATATCGGCTGCGAATCTGCAAGCCAGAGTTTGTATTGTGATTCTTTTGTGCCTGGTAGTACACTTTTCAAATAATTTAATACTCCCATATGATCCCTCCCTCCTAACCTACAAGTGCCATAAATTCGCTACGATGCCATTCAAGTGTAGTGTAGGCAATTATTTTGCTTGCAGTTCCATCAATACGTTTTGTTGAATGTATTTTCACGGGCATAATCCGCCCGACCTTATCAAGTATGATTCCGGTATTTTTGAAACACCATGCACACACTGGATTATTGTCATAATTTACATTTCCATCTCTCATATCCGCCTCCAATGTCCTCATTGGATTATTTAATACCTTGAAATCCTGAGGAATGTTTATTGCAATCTTGTCACCAAATAACTCAAGGTATCTGTTTTGAAAATCCTTGGCAAATCTATTATCAAAGCCAGACTTGCAAGGCTTAAGATCATAATCTTTAAGTAGTTCAAAATGCCAATCAGCTATAACACTACTCTCGACCACATTTCCTTTAACTATAGTGATCCATCCAGCTTTAGCCCAAGCTTCATAATCAACATCGTCTGGACTATCCTGCAGCTTGCTTTCAGGAATCCAATATCTAGTATGAAAATAGACCTTCTTGTCATTCGGTCTTTTAAACAATATTGTGGATGAACACAAGTCAGTGGTTTCCGCAAAGTCATTGCCTGAAATGTAGAATGATCCTGCAAAATCCTTCAGGTCAAATGTATCAAGATTTACTATTGCACTTAAATCAAGCCATGACTGAGCGCTTGATTGTTTGATGTTGAAATCCTTGGCCAGGACAAAGGCTTTTGTTGCTGAATTGGTCTTTGCTTCCTCAATCATTTGTCTTAAGAAGGATCTCTTCTTGATCACTCCTAAGTCAGGGTTGCTTTTCACCCAGGATTCTTCATCCTGCCATACTTCCTCTTCACTATCCTGAGTATGCAACCATATTAACCACCTTGGACGGTGTAACTCTTCCTTAAGCACTTGCCTTGCTTCAACAAGTCTTTGATCCAAATAGCCATCTTCGGTGAATCCCTCTGTGGTCATCTCAAAAAACAAAGGCTCATCCTGTGTGGACAAAGCCTGTCTTATTGGCATGATTGATCTATTGTCCTTCAATTCGTGGACCTCATCAACTGCTCCAACTTTTATGTTCTTACCTTCTTTGGCACCCGTTTTAGCTGATATCTTCCGGATGTTGCCTTTATTACTGTAACTGAATTTCCCTTTTGTTTTTCTGTACTTGGGATTTCCAAAGTAGATTCCTTTAATATTTTTTCGAGTCACTTTTGCAAGCTTTGGACTTTCCTCCCTCATTGCCTCTATTGCCTGAAACATTAGATCCGCCTGCTCATAATCATTGGATGAGCAGAGAGCTTTTGTTCCCAGCTCACCACAAAACCATTCTGCTAATACCAGAGCAGACACGAATGGAGTCTTCCCGCATTTTCTGGCTATTAATAATAATGATTCCTGAAATAACCTCACCCATCTGTTAATCTCATCATCATACATTTTAAAACTATACAAGGCCTCAGTGAAAGCTTTTTGCCTCAATGTCAAAATAAAAGGCTTCCCTGCAAAGGGAGCCTCGTAGTGTTTGCATTCAGTTTCAATAAATTTTATCCTTGTATTGGATTCCGATTTGTCGTATCGGTAGTCTGGATTCTGGAAGTTATCAAGCAGAATATCGAGCATCTGCATGAGCTCGTTGCCGATGATGATTTCCCCTTCCTTACACTTTTTGATGTAAGTAAGCAAGTATGATCCAGGATGCTTTTTATATAGCTTATTCGTAATCGTCAAGTCCGTCATCTTCATCATCCATTTCTACAGCCAGGTGTTTGAATAGCTTGTCCATTATGTTAGTCAAGGTAGCTGAGTGTTTAGCAATTGCATTAGACACAGGCAATGCCCGTTGTAATGAAGCATTCTCAGGGTGTATTTGCACAAGGCCTGTTTCTATGGCCTGTTCATTCAACTTTTGCAAATACAGCCTTTCATAAGCTGCTTGTTCAATCAAGGCCTCCATTGCATTAAGCTTGTTATCATCAGCGCCTGGAAATTCATTTTTCAACCGCTGAATCTCCTTCGATAATTCCGGAGTTTTCATATTCTCACCTGCCTTCAAATGTTCTCGAAAAGTCTCAATCGAAAAGTCAAAATTTCAGTGTGTGTGCAGAAAAGGCCCACTCACAGTATACAAATAACCGATTATATAGACTAACCCGGGGGGTATAACTCAACTTACCTTCCTTGCCACCAGTACAATCAACAGTATTATTATCACTGGTACTGTCACTAATCCAGTTAGTAACCAACCTATGCTACTTATGACCTCACCCATTGTATTTATCCCACCAATCATTTATATATTCCAACCATCTACTCGGCTTGTCGCTGCCCTCTAGTCGTTTGATGCACTCTTCCTTGGTACTCTCACAGTATATGAGTTCAGCACCTAATGACTTAACCAACCTCTCACGCTCATACTTATCAGGGTAACCTCCAATAATATAAGCATCATACCAGTTACCATACCTGGTCTTGATCTGTTGCAGCATCTCATCCCTTATCTTGAATACATTGAACCTCACATTGTTTGGTTTGGTGTAATCATTCTGTAAGGTTACTGCCTGCCATATGGCATCCATGTCAAGGACTATATCCCCTTGCCTCATGATCTCCTTTACCAGTGTAGTCTTGCCTGAGAGTGGACTACCATATACTATATATACATTCTGTTTATTCCCGAATCTCCTATGGTCCTTGTTATGGCATAGCTGACATATAACCTCAACATTCTCAGGGTTAAGTGATATTAGTGGATCATCAACATTATCCTCAGTTAGTTCTATCTTATGATGACCTATCAGCTCTGACATCTTATCTGCTATATATCCACACCTGTTACACTTTCCTCCTGCTGTTATCTTTGAGTTAAATGACAGATTCCTCCATGCCTTGGTACAGTAGAACTTATGAATCTTGTCCATATCATCACCACATCTTCATGCTTTCATTCTTCTTTCGCCACTCAGCCATTTCCCTATCCAGGTCAAGTTTCATAGGATTATCTGACCAATTACCTCTGTCCTTGTTCTTGAGCAGCAAACTACATGCAGCTACATCAGGCGGTTGATATTTCTTGGTTACTTCTTTATATCGGACATCCTTGCCATCTTCCTGTTTGATATATGTCTTCTCTTCTTCGTAATAGAATCCCAAGGCTTTCTTAGCCAAAGCATTCTCGACTTCTGTAATAAATACTTCTTTTCCCTTTTTTAACGCCTCCAAAAATTCCGGGTGTTTGTGTTTGTAATCGTTAAGAGTGGACACGGCTATCCCAAGATTTGTAGCAATCTGATCTTCTGCCAATCCATCCCGGCACCACTTCTGTACAAGCATAAGCTTTGCTTCTACCATTGGCCACTTGCTCTTAGCCATGATCTCACCACCTTTCAGGGCATGTTAAAAGGACCCCTAAAGGTCCTTCTCCTGCATCGCTTCTATATTCTTATTTAACCTACTCAACTGTCTTACTATCATCCAATTCTGTTCAACCAGTGCTGATAAGTAACTTACTTTTGCTTGTTCCTCTGCCTTTGCAAATGAGAATGCCATTCCTGCCTTGAAAAAGTTATTACCCACTAAGTCATTGGCTATCCTCTTTAGTACAACCATGTCCTTGTTGTCTAGATCCTCCAGTTGATACCTCTCCATAAATTCTAGAAGTTTTTCTTCTTCCTTTTCATCCTTGGTTTTCTTTTCTCCAAATAATGCCATGGTATCACCCCTTTGAGATACCTATATCCTAATATTTGACAAACAAACAATTATTTTATACGCTTGCGCCCGCCCACTCGCATTTGTTTGCGTATTCATTCCCTACACCCAATGAAAGCCATCAACGCTCCCGTTGAGTGTCTACCTTATAATTTTGCAGTAAGTTAGCTTTTGCCCAAGTCATAGTATATCCTACAGTCTGGTAGGGTTACTGCTGTGGTTTCTGGGATCTACCCGTACTTCCTACCATCATGTATTCACCATCTGTCAGGCTTAATGGTTTGCCACTTCTTAGTGGGAAGAAGCCACCCGCTACTCACTAACTGCCCGCACTCTATTAAATTAGTTAGTTGCAAAATAGTAGGGCCTGTCCTAGTGACAAGCCCAAGTGAAAGGAGGATGTATATGATGAATCGCTCAATTTCTTTACACTACCTCATACTCTCATACTATCAGATATAAATCGGATTATTCGGATTTTGTGTTATTCTTTACCCGTTTTTATATTCTTCCAGGTATCGGTCATGTATTATCTTTCTTGGGTAGGACTCATCATACCTCTCAATCCTTCTGGCAATTTGTAACCAGGTCAACCCTTCAATGTACCTGAAAGTAAATACCCGCCTGGTCCTGCTGTCTGGTATCGTATTTATAAATTCTTCTATCTCTACCTTCATGCTTTCACACTTCTGTTTTCTCTTTTTAAGTACTCTCTCCAGCCGTTCTATCTTGTCACTCTTATCTTCAACATTAAATCCACTAATGGCATATATCCTCTCGTTGTATGGAAATTCTATATTAGATCCTACCACTGTATCAGCTTCAGCCTCTTGCTTCTTGCTGTTGAGCTTCTTTATCCTATGCTCCAGATCTTTGATCTCCTGCTGCACATCATTGTATTGTTTCAATATGTCTTTACACGTCATTGTCCACCTCCTGCGTTTGGTCGCCATCAACTTGACCATAGTCAATACCAATACTTACTCTTCCATATCGATTAGATTTAAGCGCTCTTTCAATTTCATCTTTCCAAGCCCTCAACATCTTATTCTCTCTGCTGAGATCGTCAATGGTAATCATGGACTGCTCTTGTATCTCTCTGTGTAGGTTTATTCTCCTGATCAGGTCAGCGTTTTGTGCTTCCAGCATTTCTATTTTTACTTCCTTTGGGTCGCATTTTAATTTGAATTGTTCCAATATTTTTGGATTCTCTATCATTATTCCACCTCCTATTTAATCGGATCCACTACCTCACCATACCTGTTATACTCTCGGAAACAGTTAACACAGAAGTATTTCGCACCCTGACACATGTTATCAACCTGATTGATTTTTGAGCTACCACAGTCAGGGCATTTTGTTAATTCAACAACTTTCCGCCTTTTGTTTTTGATATATCTATCAGGGTCCTCTTCTCTCAGTTTCTGCGCATTTTGAAATACCGTTGTGTATGGTCTGCCTAGCATCTTCGCCACATCATTTATTGACATGTCCTTCAAGGTTTCCTCAAGGATCATCTGCTCTTCCTCTGTCCAAGCTTTCCCTCTCATTAACTCCCCTCTTACTTAATGACTCTTAACGCTAAGTCTTGATATTTGTATTCAAACAGTTTTTTCTTTATCCTGAATTTTTCCGTCTCCATGCCCTTTATGTCAACCACTTCAGTAGTCCCGTCATTGTGATCTATAATGAAATCTGCGATGTACTTGATTGGTCTATATGTCTTGCCATTCTTTTTAAATCTTGGTTGAAGTTCATACTCCGGTTGAAGTTTAAAGTCCTTGATTTCACCAGCTGCCTTTTGCTGCTTTAGCTTCAGGTAATAGTCCGCCTCTTTCTTACTGTCAAAGGTTATTCCGTCAACCGTGGTCTTTCTATTACTATATTTATTCTTCTTTGGTTTAGATTTATTGGTAGGCGGCAACATGTTTTTCATCTTCATAAATTCTTCATATTCCTCTTCCGTCCAGTTCATCAATCTGCCTCCTCTAAAATTATTTTACTCACTCTCTCAATGTCTTTTTTGGCCGCTTCTAAATAAACGCTAATCCTCCTCATATCTCCAACTGAATATCCATCTTTAGCATTTAGTTTATTAAAATCTATGTATCTGTTTCCGTATAACCGTTCCCACTCATTAAGAATCTCGTCATATTTTTGCTTATAATAACTGTGATTAAATCCCTCTATTTTTATTTCTAAACAACTGATTTTTTTTGCTACTTGATGCCCTAAAGCTCGTAGATCTTCCTTAGCTCTGTAATCCTCTAGCCTTTCTGCTCTTGTTCTAAAGCCAAAGTACCTTTCTGCTTTCCAAAACATAATATGGAGTAGTAAATCCGAATTGATTGGTTGTTTTCTGTAAGGAGCTTTCTTTTTAGTCCTAATTTTTCCTGTTTCTGGATTATAAATCATATGTCCTGCTCCTTTTGGGATTTCTCCTTCCTGAACTATTCCATTAGTTGTAACAAAGTAAAATAAATTACAGTTTTCCATATAAACTGGGTGTTTCTGGTCTTGAAGAAAATCTTGTCTTGATGTCTTTATTTCATAAGCTATTACTGTTCTGGGTGACCATGTTTTTTTTATGGCAATAGCATCAATTATCTTGCTGCCTGCAGGTCCTAATTTAACCTGTGGAGCAAATATATCCTGTAATCTGTCATGTTTTTCTTGCAAGGCATTTGTTATTACTTTTTCATTGCAATTAGCAAACATTTACTCCGCCTCCTCAGTGACTGAAATATTCTCTTCTTCATCAAATCCAATTACATATAATGGCGGTCTTTCACCTACCTCTATTTTTCTAAACAATGGCGAATATGCTTCATATTGTATTACACCAAGGCCATAGATGCATTCTGCCCTTGTAACCAGAAAATTAGACATTATGATACGCATTACAATAATTGGATTTTCTTCCATCAACTTGATTGAGATCCTGAATTTACCATATCTATTATCATTTATCATCTTGCACCTCTTCTAATATATCTATACTAAAACAATTATTACATCCACATGACTTGTATGCTTCATATTCAGCCACGTCCCTTGCTTCTTCTTCATTTTCAGCATCAATTTCAACTTCTCCAGAGAATGTATAATATATTTTATAAACTTTCATCTCTCAACCTCCTCCCTAAAATGGAATGCCTGAATCGTCTATATCATGGAATCCATCTAGTCGACCATACTTCAGATATGTCCATGAGTTCGTACCTATTTTCATTAAGTGAGGCGGATCAAATACTACTAAACTAAAAGAATTACTTTCAAAGGGTAGATCTGTGAAGTCTCCGACTATCTCAGGTTTAATCTCGATATATTGCCCTGGGTAAAATTCATGCCTGTCTACTTCTCTATTATCAAAATAAATTGTTGAAGGGTTGTTCTTATCGAACCAGAACATTTTACTACCGCAGCATGCATCTAATATTTTCTTTTCATTCATCCTCTACCTCCTGCTTCCTTCTGTTTTTTCTTCCACTCTTCTCTTTTCCTCTTAGCTATATTCTCAAGATCATCAGCGGAATACTTGTCTGTTCTTGACTCGAGATTATGAAATCTCGTTTTTTTTCGTGGTGTAGGCGGAGACTTCTTCACTCCTATTGTCTCTGTCTTCATGCCGCCTTCTGCTCGCCAATTACGAAGGATCCCCTCAACGTACTTTAATGTGCGTTTATTATTCTCGACTGCGATTTTAAAAGCCTCGTTTATCCAGGTGAAATCATACTCATTTAATAGAGCTACAAGTTTATCTCTAACGATTTCACTTAGTTGACCGAATCCGTTTTGCTCGTAGGCTTTAACTAGTAAAATTAATTTTTCATCTGGACGACTACTACCGACAGGATCTTTTTCCGTCTCCTCTTCTATAGTCTCCTTTAGTTTACTTTCCTTTACTCTACTTTGTCGGTTTTTGATGATAGTAACTTCTTTATCATCAGTTTCTACTTGTAGTAATTCATCTGGGTTATTATTACTACTTGTAATAATAGGTTTTTCAGGCAGTGATGCTTTCCTGTTGTTATAAACCGGTTGTAAGTTATCCACATAATTATCACTCCAAATTAGATTATATTTCCACAAATCCTGATCTATAGCTTCTAATTCCGATAATGTATCAAGTATTTTAGTAGCTGTATCTCCATCCACTTTAGTTTTTGCTAGTAGAAACTTCCATGATGGTGTATTTCTACAGTCATAAACATGACCATCAGACGAACCCAACAGTTCCAACAGCTTAAACCAGAAAGCATAACCATCATTGCCAAACTCACCTTCAAGAATAAAAAGTGTTTTACCACTATTAGTAAAATGTGGAAAATAGTCCACTGTTTCCTTTTTCGGTCTTGCCACACTCTCACCTCCCAAGAGGAATAATCTTAGTTATCCCTCCATACTTTTTAATAGCTCAATAAGTTCTGATGCTTCTGAAAATGCAAGTTCGTCTAGGTTGTCTTTTTTATAATTGCTCTTAATGTAGCCATTAATACTTTCTTCATATTTCTTCTTTTTAGCTAGTTTGACTATATATTCCACTTGGTTTTTAGTTGCTGGGTTATTGCCTGGGTTTGAATTTGTATCATTCTTTTTTGTAGAGGCGGGACTTGTGCTCTTACTACCACTCTTTTTCTCTTTTGGTTCTGCTGCGTTACCATCGTCATCATCCTCGGATGATATTCCCAGTATTGCTGATAGGGCATATCGTCTGGCGTATGTTATGGCACTACCTGCGCCCTGGGCTGTTGCTTTATCTGCTTTCAGCTTCAATGGTTCAAACTCAATGTATTGTCCTGTTGAATGCAGTAGTGTAGTAGTAACCACAATGTCAGCACCTTCACTTGATGGAGCCTGGACAATGCTGAGACCGTTTTTTCCCAATAATGGCCTGACCATGGTTAAAATCTCATCAAGTGGTGCATATTTGTAGTTGTATGATCCTTTGGTTGTTTCAACCTTAACCGTCTCTGAATTTTGTGGATTTTTAACTTCTGTCTGAAATTTTGATAATGCAGCTGCTAAATCTGTGATGCTGTCAGACTTATTCATTGCTAAAACCTCCTTTTATTGCTATAATGATAGTGAATGAATATTTGCTATGGCCCTGAAGGACTGCAATCCTAATGGGTCTTTTTTATATTTTCTTAAGTATTTTCTTATTCTTTGGATAATAGAGATTGAGGATGTTTTTCTGATCTTCTTTATCCAGCGACTTGATTCTTTCAAGAGCCCTCTTCTCACTTTCCTGAACCTCCTTCTTAGTCTTTAAAAACCTGCATGATTCACCTTCACACTTAGCAATTGATAATATCTTGCATTTCCCTTCATCATAAGCAAAGCATGTAGTTTCTTTTGATTTAGTCATCAGTAATCAGCTCCCACTGTATAATTTTTAAATTTATTATTAATCGCCTTTTCTATGGCATCAACTTCTTCAATAGCTCTACTTTCAGACTTGTATGATCCTATAATCACATCATCTGCATACAAGAAATACCTTTGTAGTCCACTGTCTATAGTTATTGTCTTAGGGTTAATTACTATTTTTCTATTACATTGACTTCTGATAATCATTCTTTATACCTCCTGTCTTTCTAAATGTTTAGTAATATCATCTAGTAGCTCCTGATAAACATCTATCTCCACAGTTAGCCTTATCTGTGCTCTATCAAGTTTCTCTTGTGCATCTATAACTCTTAGCTGTAGTTCTTCTATCTTTTCAATTAGGAATTTTCTGTCCTTGTTTTCTTCATCGATTGATTCCTCTTCCTCCACCGAAAAAACCCGCCTCAAAGCATTAGTTATAGTTTCCGTTTCGACTGTTTCTCCCTCAAATTCATCCTCATATATTTTTTCAGGTCCCTCTTGAGCTTCCTCTTTTGCTTCTTCAACCTCTGATTCATTAGATTCTGTAAGTTTCTCCCCTTTATATATAAGCAATTTGGGTCTTCCGCCTTCAATAACCACCTTCTTGCCCTGATCATTCATTCTCTGTAATACAGTATCTCTTGCTATACTTGCCTGTGGGTTACTCAAGTTGTATGTGTGAAATTTTGATTTTATATGAAGACCTTCCCCTGGATGCTCTTCCAACCACTTCATGCACTTTTGAACCAGTTCCTCCATGTGTATCTTAGCTTTCATATTCAAATCCTCCTCTACATTTGCCTTCTCAATGCCACTTAACTTTTCAGCTGCTTCCAGTAGCATCTTCCTTGGGTTAATTCCTTTGACCTTCCATGATCCATTAAGCAGGTCACTCTTTAAAAAACTTTCCTTGAAGCCCTTTTCATTGATGAATAAGTAGTGGTCCTTGTAGCATCCAATAAGCTGCATTAACTCATCCCTTGAATATCTACCATCATTAACAACAACTCCGTAAGTCATCCCTGGCTCTAAAATATCCAGCTGTACTATGGCTCTTTTTAGACAAGTATCCATTATTCGCACTCCTCAAGGATGTAGTCTCTTAGATCACGTACAATTTTGCCTACTCTAAAAAATTCGCTTAATTCTATTCTGCTGTCTAATGAGCCAAATACGTCCTTAAAATCTTTCTGTATCCCTTCCTTATCCTTATTCTTTATCTTTTTACGTAATTCACTGGATTTTTCCATCAGCTTTCCTCCTTGAGTTTCCAGACAGATACCTTTCTGTCTGTGCGCCTCTCGTACTTGCTGCCAATTACTTCTACAAGTTCCATCTCCTTCAGTTCTGTTAACCTTGGAGACACGAAGTTGCGATCATAATATGGGATGATCCTTTCCCTTAGCAATGCCTCAACAATTTCGTGAGCTGTTTTTGGACCCTTCTCCAATACCTCAAGTATTAGTGCTTTCCTGTCTGGGACCTTGGGTTGTATTGCTTCATAACTTTCTCTTCTGTTTTCCTTCTCAATCATTTCTAATCCTCCCTTCTTAACCAGATCTCACACTCTTCTTTTGTTTTAAAAGCTTCGGTCCAGGCATAACCTTTAGAGTTATCAAGTCCGATGTAACCATCTTTCTGATATATGATAAATAAGCCAATCGGTTCCCTTGTCCGGATAATTCTTATAGCTTCAAGTATGGTTACTTTGCAGATGTCTTTCATATGAGTGACCTACTTCCTCCCCAAAGTATTGACCTCCAAATGTATCTTTTTAACCTCGTTCCATTAATTAGATCCTTCAAGCATTTCAGCCTCCCTTCCTTCTAATAGTGTAAATCCGATAACATCAATCACTGGATTATCAAGCAGATTGTCTAAGCCTTCATCTGTTGTTGTTGTAATCATTAAGTCTCCGTTTTCATTTGTCATATCAAAATAGCTAACTCTGTATGCTCTTTTCATTCGACTACCTCCAGGTCATTCACCTCAATATCAACTCCACATTTCGCCATGAGATAAATGAAGTTTTCCACGCTCATTTTTATCAATTCCCTGTCATTATTGAGATAAGATATGCTTTCCGCGTTAAATCCCATAATCCTGCGATTCTGTGTTTTTGGATTCTGTGGTCTTTTATTAACAAAGGTTACATAATTAAAGCCGTCCTTAGCGAGTCCGCTATTAGAGTATTTTTCCCATATATCTACAAGCTCTTTTGCTTCATCTGGGTAACCCTTGATTTTGAGTAATATTCTTGCCATCATTCAACCTCCTTCATATCCTTCAGGAACTTCTTGATTGATTGCAGATCATAAAATATTAATAAGATGATTATCAAGGTCATTACATTTATTATTGATGTCAGCATCATTTAACCTCCTCAAACGGTGACTTATCACCTCTTATTACTGTTCCCGTACTGCTAATAAACAGCTTTGGAACACCGGGTCTAGTTTCATCAGCATGTCTATGTAAATCTTCCACATGCTTTGAACAAGCTATCTCATCATACAGACCATCTCTGGTCACTACCCTTTCAAAGCAATTTCTACTTCTACAAAACAAACATCTATCCTTTTCCATCTATTCCGCCTCCTATATCTCCATCATCATTTGAGTAGCTTCTTCAATTGCTGGGTTAATCAAATGATCCTTAGCTTTCTCCCTCATCTTCCAACCATCAATTAAATAAATCGGAGTGTACCAGGCATCCCAAACTTCCAAAGTGAGTGTATTTGCATTTAGAACCACTGCCGGGATCCCATAAAGAGATAATTGGATATAAGTCATATGAACACATTTTGTGTCTACATCTTGAGCGGTTACAAGTAGCTGTCTATTGTAGTTCATGTTGTTATCTCTCATTGCTTTGGCATATCCAAGGACCATTGATCCACTACCTGAGCATGGTTCGTTTAACCTTTCTATCTCCCAGGGCTTGAGCTGCCTTACATTCATCTTTCCTATGAGCTCGGACACATCAACTGGTGTAAAAAATTGGCCTTTCCATTTATTATGTAGTGCCAATTCGTGAAATATTGGTCCCAGTATGTCTTTGGGTCCACCCTCCATCTCTACAGTTTCATCCATTGCCTCAATGAGAAGGTGAAACATCTTCTTGAATGTCAGAAATTCATCTTTCCCGTATTCCTTAACTATTGCAAGGTAACGATCTTCCCGTTCTCTCCACTTGGTTCTATCCACTGCGTTACTAATCGTTATTGCAGCAACTTCAACAAAATCAGTGAATACCTTCCATGATGAGTGTTTACCGGATAGCTTTTCAATTTCCTTGATGATCTCCTTCTGTTTTGGTCTCATTCGATAATTTCATGGCAATATGCACCAATATTCCCTTCTTCCTGCATGCCAGAAGCTTGAAATTTCTCTTCCGTATAGTCAAATGAGTAGTTTAAAAATTGACCTTTCCGGGCTTTGTTCCCAAAATGCTTGATGAACTTCTGTTGGGCTTCATACAAGCCTTGAGCTTTAATTTTCACCCAGCCGCCCTTGAAGAGTTGTCCTTCTGATCCAAAGGTAAAATAATAATAATTATTGTTCATCGTTTGACCTCCCTGGCATTACTATATGAACCAAACTGCTCCCACAGTGATTGCATTCCTTTGGCGCTACTTTCCAATTGTCGTTGCTCCTTGCTTCATCGTGTTTAACCTCTTTACCGCACGCAGCACAACTAAATTTCAATTCCGCCTTCTTTGTCAATTATTCCACCTCCTCATCTACTTTTTCTCTTCCTGCTGCATACCTTCTTATAGTCATCGCCATACTTCTCCTTCTGAAATTGCTTCCACATATCTTTCAAGTTTTTATTTCCAACTTCTTTCCTGATATGATCTCTTATAAATTTCCTTTTCATCATTCAACCTCCCATACTTTCATTGTCTGCTTGCCCCACTCCAATGCTCTCTGATGTGCCTCCTCATCATTGCCCATATACAGGTCTATGATTCTGCCCTCATATGCGTCCCTTATCCAGATTGAAGTTGTATCTTGTACCTCGTGTATGCCTAACTCCTCTATATCTACTCTTGTGCCTTCTGGCAATGGTGAAGCTATGCTATAATCCGGTGTCAACTCTATCCCATAAGACCCGTATACTATTTGGTTGCCATCAACATCAAGCGGTCTCTTGCTGGCCCACTCTCCACAGCAGATTTCACACCCGCAGTAGGCGGTTATAGTATACTCACCTAACAGGTTTTTCTCTGGATCCACAGACTCTGGTGTTATCGTTTCTTCATACTCTTTATATTCCTCAGGTTCCATCACGATATACTCAACCCTTATAATCTCCTCCGGCTGTGCCAGGCTTTGTGTCGCTATTACTGTTACTATCATAAGTACCAGGGACCACATCAACCATGCTGCAGCCAGTTTACTTGGATGTATTTTCATGATCCACCTCCTCAATCCATCTCAACATCTATAAATCCATCCGGGCTTACTTTTAATCTGATATTTATTACAAGCTCTTTCGACATGAACTCTGGTACAGGGTAGAATGGTTTGTTATCGCCATATAATAGGTCAACCACTTCTACCTTTAATTCTCTAGCTAATTTTTCAAAATCTCTTAGGGGAGGGGATATTTCGTCATATTCGTATTTTTGTATAGTACGCATATCTTTGCCCAGAAGCTTCGCCAATTGCGATTGGGTCAGTTTTCGTGCCTTCCTATACTTTTTTATATTCTGACCGATTTTCATTGTTATCTTCCTCACTTTCTTCCTGGAGCCATTCCTCAGTCTTTTTCAGACCCTTCCTTGATATTTTTACGTATAGAAATGCTGCCAGTTCTTCCAGATTCATTGATTTAATCTTTTCAAAGTTACTCATTAACTCACCTCCAGTTCTCTTACAAACACCTTCACTTTGTTGATGATCCTCTGCTGATCCTCAATAGTTTTTAGTAGATCCGCCTTCTCCGTCTCCCAACTATTGTTGATGCCCATATACTCATCAAGTCTTTGTTGGGTTACTCTGTACTCGATACCAACCTTAAAAGCTTTCAGGTTACCTCTCTCAATTTCGTTTCTTACAGTTACACTTGAGACCCCGAGGACCTCTGCTACTTGTCCGGTTGTATAGCTTTTCATCTCTTTGAACCTCCTTTTTAATAACTCCACAACATATGTATTTCTATATTGTAGAAGTCTAGCCCAAAAAAATATCATCCACTTTTACTCCAAGGGCTCTTGCAAGTTTCTCCAAATTATTAAAACTTGCAGCACGTAAAGCTTCAACATCATTTTCATAAATTGATATAATGCGTTCAGATAGACCTGTAAGCCGGCTTAGTTGCTTTTGTGTGATGTCTTTTTCTCTTCTAATTTGTCTTAAAGTCTTCTTTGCCATATCCTCACCTCCTTCGTTATTAATATTCTAACATTTCGATATTATAGAAGTCAAGAAATAATTTTCGATTTTATAGAAATTTGTTTTTACTTTTCGATTTAATAGGGTATAATTAAATCATTAGGAGGAGGTGAATAAATTGAGCAAATATTTCTCAACAAATCTAAAGTACTTAAGGACCAAAGCTGGACTGGAACAGATGGATCTTGCAGATATGCTAGGATACAAGAGTAGTTCTGGTGTTAGTGAATGGGAAAATGGCAAGAGAATACCATCATCCGGGACACTTTCAGACATAGCAGGCATATTAAAGGTGACCATAGATGATCTAATGAATGTTGATCTTAGTCCTAGAAAAGATTTGGTGCAGAGACCATATGACCCAGATTCTCGTGTATTCCGTAAAATACCTATTTTAGGTCAAATTGCAGCAGGAATGCCCATATTAGCGACAGAAAACATAGAGCGCAATTTCATCATTGACCCCTCTGTCGATGCTGACTTTATAATTAGGGTTAAAGGTACTTCTATGATTAATGCCGGAATACTCGATGGTGATTATGCATTTATTCGGCAACAGCCTGAAGTAGAGAATGGTCAAATTGCAGCTGTAATGATTGACGGTGACCAAGCAACTTTGAAGAGAGTTTATAGAGATAACGGTTCTGTAAGATTAATAAGTGAGAATCCAGAATACCCTACAACAGTTTTTGATAAAGGCGACATCAGGATAATTGGCAAGTTGGTAGCTGTTCTTAATATAAGATAAGGAGGTTGGTTATGCTAAAGAAGATATTAGGGATATTTTTGATCGCTTTTGGTGTTATGGGTTTGTTGACTTTGCTGGTTGACTTCACCATTATTGGATTATTAAGTGGCATCATATTAATTGCACTTGGATATAACCTTTTCAAAAATAAAAAATCAGTCCCTATGCATAATAATCGAACCACAAGCTATAGTCCTACATCAGAAACAAAACCATCAACCGGAAGAAGTTTTTCATTTAATGTAGTTGGTATAAGTAAAAAGAATGATCAGGGCGATAACATACAAAAGCTTATTCGTGAATTTGTTAAGGACCAAATAGAATTTAGTGGTGAGGATGTTTATGAAGGAATGTCAAACAAGGAGATACTGGAGGATGGAGTTGATGTATTCGAAGTCGACCTTGGAGACTATGGCGATATTGAATTAATCCCTGAACCTGATAATCCTTATGATCCTAATGCAATCAAGGTAATTCATGAAGATATTGGACATATCGGGTATGTCCCTAAAGAATCTACCCAAAAAGTTAAATCAGTGCTTGATAAAGACTACGAAGTGGAATGGAAACTTGTTGGTGGCAAGAAAAAATATGTAGATTATGATGAAGACAAGGTAAAGACTGAAACATTACATTATGGCATGGTAATTGATATAAGTCATTAGTCATCAATTACTAAGAATCTCGATCTGGAGGTGATCATATGTCAGTCCGTAAAATAGAAGATGGCCGGTATAAAGCGGAAGTCTATCTTGGCAAGAAAAGCTCCGGCAAGAAAGCCAGAAAGACAAAAATATTTGTTAAACAAAAAGATGCCAAGAAGTGGGAACGAGAAATAATTGCAAAATATAAAACCGGCAGCATGGATCTTGACGAAAACATGCTCCTGGAGACATATCTTGACTACTGGTTTGCTACATACGTAGAAGCAAATACAAAATATAATACACAGAAACGGTACAAAAGACTACTAACACAGGTTAAGGAGAGAATCGGATACTTACCATTAGTTGATGTTAAAACACCAATAGTTGACCGGCTCTATGCAGACATTAAGAGAGATACCAATCTTGCCAATGGAACAATAGTCAAGATCCATAGGGTATTCAGACAAGCCATGGAGCAGGCAGTCGGATGGGAGCTCTTGATTAAGAACCCAGTACACTATGCCAAGCCTCCAAAAGACGATGTAAGGGAAATAGAAGCGTGGTCCATGGAAGAGGCTGACTTGTTCTTTAAAACTCTCCCTGAGTGCCAGGTGTGGCTCCCAGCTTACGTGGTTTATCATACAGGCTTGAGACAAGGAGAAGTTGCTGCATTAAGATGGCAGGATGTTGACCTAGATGAAGGGATTCTTAAGGTAAATCATAACATGATAGAAAAAAAAGGCGGGATTCTTGAGTTGGACACTCCAAAGACTGACTCATCATTATCAGTTGTAGTTATGACCGATTCTCTTATTATGACATTGAAGAAGCTGCAGTTAGAGCACAAGAAGCACAAATTGCAGACAGGAATAGAAATGGAGTATGTATGTGGATGGTTGGATGGCAGGCCATTAAGGCCAAATTATATAAGCAAGGCATTCAAGAAGGCGGTTGAAAAAGTGAATAAGCTGCTAAAGAAAGAGGACCAGATAACTCTTATCACCTTCCATGGATTAAGACATACCCATGCATCAATTCTTTATGATGTTGGGGCATCCAGTCACGAGATCAGTAAGAGATTAAGACATAGCCGGGTATCGACTACGGATAATATTTATATCCATATGAGCGAGAAAAAAAGAAAAGACACCGCCTTAGCTTTTGATGATGCTGTAAAAAAAAATGCTATAAAAAAGACCGCCAAATAA